ACCAGACATGTTAGTAATATCATCAAACACCATGTCGTCAAGGTAAAACCTGTGCTGGCTAGCGTTGTTTGTTCTGCGCCCCGCAGTGCGGTCGAATCGATGCGTTTCATTTTTAAATACAAAACTTACTTTTGCATCGGAGGGCTTTAATTCGTCGCAGTAGCCTCGATAAACTGAAGGAATGACGTGTAAAACGCTTAAATCTGCGACTGATAAAATGCCGATATGTATTTCCATTTGCTTGTCTATGTAGCCGTAGTTTTGTGCGTGACCCGTCAAAAACCCGTCATCATCTAAAAAATCAAGCGTTAGCGTAGACGAGCTTAAATCAAACTCTTGAGTAATATCGGGCACATCAACGAGCCCTGCTTCTGCGCTGTATACCGTGCCGTTCCAAACTATTTGTGTATAATGCGTAGTTGCGCAGACCGGGTTTACAAGGTCGAATTTAACCAGCGCCACCAGCATGACTACATTTTTCTCTAACGCATCAATTGCAACTTGGGGGAGATTACGCATTAATAGTTTCCTCCATTTCAATTGTGCTTATCGATTGGATTCTGCCGGGCTCGTTTGTAATGCTTGCTGTTTTAGAGCTGAGCCGCATGCGAAAAAGTATGTTGTGTATTTTCACGCTGCTCGTTACAGGCACCGACACGACGAGCGGCGTCGAAATTTTTAAAGTACAGTTACCGATTGCGTCACCAACGGCGTCTTCTGACAGCATGTATACTTTTGGATTATTGCCAAACTGTACGAAATCACCCGCCCGACGAATTAATTTACCGCTTTGCCAGCCAGCTGTTTGTACTTCATATCCTGAGCTTGCTGCTGTCCGCACAGTGCCTGCATTGTTTGTGTAGCCCTGACCCTCGCTAAAGTGGCCGAAGTGTGCATCAAACTCATTTAATTGCCCATTGCACGCCGATAAAAAAGACCACAACGGTCTTAACTCGTCGTCATCACGATAAACACCACGATTATATGTAATGACTGCGCGCACAAAAGATGGTCCATCTGGCGACGCTTGGTGCCTGCCAGACTTAGTTTTGTTAATAATCACTGGGTGCTCGAATGTTAGCTCGCAGCTGCGAAAAATAGGATTGTCAGGTAGTCGTAGTGTCATAATGTTAACCCGCTAAAGAGCGACCATATTCGTTCAGCTCCGCCTCTGTTGCATCAACAATGGCCGTTCGGTTACGTTGCGCAAATTCAGAGAATGATTGTGAATCCATGGCTTGAACAGAGCCTTGTGCGTAGTAGTCGCCCTGTATAATTACTCGGCCCTCGGTTTCACGGCGCTCGCTGGCGCCTGGAATGTTAGAGCTTGTAATTGAAGAGTTTGGTAGGTTTTGATCAAAAGTGGTGCCGCCACTAAAGCCGCCACTGCCTGATGATAAACTGCCACTGCCCGCTGTGTTGATTTGACGCAAGCGCATCATGCCTGCCACGGTTGCCGCCGCTGCAGCCGCCACGCCAGCTGGGTACCCGCCCCACTTTGCAGCATGCGCAAACGATGATTGTGCAGCGTCGATAGTGCCCATAATCACACTAATTCTAGCTGCAGCCTTGCCGATTGACGCTAAACGCTTATTGCCGCTTTGGCTTAGTGTTGCCATGTTCGCAAAAAAAGATTGCGAGTCGGCCAACATCATCTGATTTAGGTCTCTCTTATACTCTGCCTGATCGTCTTGAAATTTCTTAAAGTTCTTTTGGGTGATTTCCCAGTGACGCTCATGCGTAATTTGCTCCGACAGTAGCGCCTCATTTAGCATGTCCTGCCTACGCTGGTACGCATCGGCAAATGCCTCAACGCTCCTGTCTAGCTCACGCTGGATTTTATCAACATCGATCTCGACAAAGTCTTCGACAGTTTCAAACCGCTGTAAGCTTTCTTTAGTTTTTGCCGCTTCTTCTGCTGTCTTCTGTGCAACCTCCTGAACCTTGGAAACATACTCTTCTAGGTTCTCAGAAGGCAGTTTTTTCATTACAAGGTCTTGCATCTCATTCTTGAGTTCGCTCACTCTATTTCGTGCGATATCAGCATATAGCGCTAATCCGCTATTTGGGTCTAACTTTACATTTACCCTTGGTATCAAATTAGCGACTTTGACAATCTGATTAGCTAGAATCTCAAGATTGCTTAGCGTTGTAGATACAAAGGTGGCAACTAACAGCTGTGCGCCTTTCCAGAGAACTTGCATGCCACGCACACTATTACTCAACCAACCCACTGCTTTAACTGCCCATTTCATGCTTTTGTCTATAGTTTCAGAGAAACCACCAGCCTGCAGTGCTGCTTCGTAAAATCGGTTTTTTATGTCAGCTATGAAAGGCGCTACTTTAATCGCAAGAGTGTTGCCGAGCCCCTCCATTGCTCGCCGAGCATTATCACCAGCACCTTTTGCAGCTTCAATTTTTGCGGCATCAACACGACTTACAGCAAGGCCAAGCCTATCTGCCTCGTCTGCCGCCCGTGCAGTTTCAGCAGCAGAGTTTTTCATCATGTTGATCATGTCATTGGCGTTATTGCCAAATATTTTACTAGCAAGTCTGTTTCTAGCGTTTTGGTTGTTTACACGCTCTAGCGCATCAGCGACTAAGTGGAATTGTTTGTCTGGAGATAGCCTGCTCAGCTCTTTTGCGTCAAGCTTTAATTCTTTGAATGAGCGGGTTGCCATACCCGTTCCGTCTGCTGCTTGCGAGGCACGCCTCGCTAATCGCTCAAGGCCTCCGTCTAACGACCCAACCGCTACACTATTCTGCTCGGCCTGTAACCGCATAGCGGCAAGCATTTTAGTTGACATGCCAAGCTTATCAGCAAACTCTGCAGTGGCGCTCACGCTCTCTATGCTACGTGCTGTGAGCACGGTCAATGCTCCGGCACTAGCCGTTGCGGCACCCGCCAGCGCAATGCCGCCAATTTTGGCGATTTTTTTAACGTCGCCTGACCACTGTTTAGTTTTGTTTCTGCTTTTGTCTAGCTCGGCATTGTACTTTGCAGAGTTGGCGCTTAAATCAACAACCAGTGAGGCAATTTTAGCTTTTATGCCCATATTACTTTCTCATTTTTTGTATTAGCTCACGCACGGCTTGTGGGTCGGCTGGCTTGTGAGTACTGGTATGATCGTTATGTTTAAGAGGATAGATATCAGATGGCTTGATAGCGTCTGAGCTTTTGACATTTAGCATCGTGTTTACAAGGCTTGCCACGGCCACCCCAGCACGCCAATTTTCTGCATGGAATCCGATCGGTTCTTTTGCAAAAAAATACCTCCACCTTTCACGGTCAGATGAAGGTAGGCGCAAATACTCCGCATGCGTACAGATGCGGAGTTGATGCATTACTCTGTAGTCGTTCCAGAGCTGTGGGGTGCGGGCAAAGTCTTTTCCGCTTGGGTCTTCCCTTTGTCGTCTAAATCTAAGCCTGACAGCTTCATCACTTCTTTGTAGAGACGCTCAAGCACCCCAGCAGACTTAGTCATAAGTGCATCGATGTCATCATGGGTAAACACGAGCTCGCCATTCTCGTCTTTTATGCCGAGAATAATTGAGGTGGCAACAGCAACGTGCGCCTCTTCTTTGTCGTGAGCGCTCATTACTTTGTCGAAATCTCCCGCACACAATTCTGATGCGAAGACAGTTACCCCCCATTCAGGAATTTCAATTTCGGATACTTTTAAATCTTTTGCAGCAAGAATCTGATCACGTAAATTCATATTTAAAGGCCTATGGTTCTGGAACAATTATTTCAATATCGGTCATGTCAGGATCGATTTCGTTTACGTTAAATGTGACTAAAACAAATGTTTCGTCTTTCATTGCAGGTACTTTTTTATAAGCTGAAATCCATGCCCAAACAAACACGTCTTCAGTGTCGCTGTCGTCATCACCTGCGACTGGAATGCAATAGCGAAATAACGACTCTGTACCGGCTTCGTAATCTGCTTGGATCATTGCCAAGCCTGCGCTTCCTGTCTTTAACTTGAACTCCATGCTGCCAGACTTTTTAATGCCTGCCTTGGTGCGCTCAAATGTTGTTTTAGAGTGCGTATCATCAAGAGCATCACGCTCAAACGGAATTTCTGGCAGCGGGTCATACAGTGCGCCGATATCGTCAAACGATTTTGTTGTTGCGTTGTATCGAGCCATTGATGCAAGACCGGCACCGACGTTGGTTTTTTTATTGCGGATTTCGTCGCTCATGTGAGCCTCCTACGAGTGGGTAATTGTTAAATCTATTGAGCGATTGTGTAGCTCGCTGGGGTTGTCAAAGTTTGGACGTACATCATCAACTTCAATGAGTGACACATCGCCTACATGGCCACCGTCGATGGTTTTTATCATCTCTGCTATTTGTCCAGCCTGCATGTATGACTTAGACCAAATATCAATCTGCATAGTTGTTGTTTTTGTTGTGTGAGACTGGCGTGTGCTTGTCCGCTCCGGTGCTGGCTGGCTTAGCACTGTGTAAGTAATTGCTGGGTACTTTGACCCCTGCTTAAGTACGCCCGGCTGAACTGTGTATTGGCTATTAGTGGCGCTTTCGATCAGTGTTTTAATAGTGAGCTCTATCATTCTATTTCGCTCTTTCTTCTATTTTTTTAATGCGATGTAGTAAGCGCTGCTGGAATCGATCTACGACAGTTTTCCAGTTTTTGTTTGCTGCGCTTCTCATCCAGCCTAGCGGCGCCTTTCGAGAGCTTCCGAACTCTCTTTCGTGCAAAAACCACAACCCCTTGCTTGGCACGTACCACATGCCACGCATGCGATAGCCGACATTTACAGTTACTGAATTGCCATCTTCGCCCTCACGTGAGCGCCAGCGACGAGTGTAGTGGTAAATTTGTTTCATTCTTGTATTTTTACGCTTTAAAGTGTCTTCACCTGGTTCGGACGGAGTGTTTGCTTTCATGTCATCAAAGAGTGGCTTTGACGCCCAAAAAAGAGCAGAGTTGAGGGCGTTCTTTTGGCCCTCAATAGCGAGATTTAGTAACTGGTCATCCAGCTCTTTAAGGCCGTGTATTTCAATTTCTTCGCTCATAACTTGTAGCCTCTGCAGTAATAACTGTGCGCGAACGATAAGGCGACTCGTGGCCGATTATATTCAGGATCTCGCCATCAAGATTAATGCGCATTTGACCTGTTAGAGATGGTATGTAGTCCATTGATAATTCATAAACAGCCTTACTGGAAAGCGCTCCACCTTCTACGCTCTCTCCGCTGCTTTTAAGTTTCTTTGATGCCCATGCGGCTTCGAGCAAAGACCACTCGTTTAGCTCTTCACCCAGCTCGTTTGTTATTTTTGTTGGTTGTTCAATTTCTATGTATGTATCTCGGACGCCTATCATTTTAAGCAATCCTCATTATTCTGTACGGTTGCCAGAGCGCCTCAACCGCCCGTGGTATTGCGGCATCCATATCTCGCACCGTGTACAAGTAGCCGATATAAATTAAAGCTCCTGCTAAGATATCGTCTTGATAGTTTGTTACTGTTTCTTCATTCCCATCGACATCAATTACACTGCTATAGCTAAATGCCATGGCGTAAGGCGCCGCATTCTGATCTAACTCAAGATCCTCTATGGTTTTGTATAGCTTGCGCTCTGCAAATCGTTCAAAAGCTGCGAATGCCGCACGAGTGTAAGCTTTTATAACCCCGTCTTCTCTACTGTGCAGCACTCGCAAGTGCTGTTTTACTAGTTCAATATCTAGCATCTCAACACCTTATTTTTTGCCGTCAGCCTTCTTTGCTGGTTTGTTTTTAGGCTCAGATGGGTCGCTAGCCTCAACATCATCCGTAGCGGCCTTTCCTTCTGTATTTTCCGCAACAAATGCTTGCTTAGCTTTGGCGTGATCAATAACTTCAGCCTTCAGCACTTCAGCGCAATACTTAATGTCTGCTGCTGACGTTGAGACCATGCCACGCTGCTGAAACGCATCGATATTTGTAATGTTTTTCACTAGCTGGTTAGGTTCGTAACCAACGCCATCGGCAATAATTTGCCCCATAATTCGTACAATTGTTTCTTTGCTCATGATGGTTTTCTCTATTT